GTCTGATTGGACGGAGTTCGTCTTGACATGCGCCAATGGGCATCAGGAAATCACGGTATTGCACAAGGTATACGGATTGGCCCCCATGCGAATGGTCGCTGCCCGTGTAGAGGAGGCCGAAGATGAGTGACTGGGAAGGTCCTGTTACGCATTGGGAAGGATGCTGGCGATACCCTGCACACTGGCAGTGTGCCGCGGCAAAGGTTGAGGCGCTGGAGAAGCGGGTGAGAGAGGCAGAGCGATTTCGGATGGGGCTTCGCTGGAAAGAGCCCGACCTTGTGTGCCACGAGAGCGAGATACTGGCCGAGTTGCCGGAAAGGTGGGTGGCCGTGCTAAAGAACTGCGACGGCTTTGACGGTGTTGGCATCAAGTATGGTCTCGACAGCCTGCTGGACGCCGCCCGTTTGGAGGAGGCCGAAGGTGAGTGACATGCCGAACGACACCGAACTGACACCGGATAAGACGCCCCAATACGGGACGATTGAATGGTTCAAGTGGCACGCCAAATACGATACCCGATGGCTCGGTCAAAACTCGGAGGTCTTACTAAAACTGTACGAGGTACTGGAGGAGCAGGTGCGGAAGTTGAAGGCGGAGATAGCAGCACTCACGAATGAGAGGGATCTGGCCCAACGCGCCAATGAGCAGAACATCGAGATCATCAAAATGCTTCGCAAGAGACTTGCAAAGAGGAATAGGTCTTGACACATACCTTGACTAAGTGGGCCTGGAATTGACATAATAGACCATGCGCCCATGGCTGGCAAACAAACTGGCATACCCCATATACCGAGTGGTGCTGTTGGCCTTGCTGGTTACTTTGGGGTCCTGCTCCCAGGACAAGTCCCCATCTGGAATTGTGGTGAGGGTCTACTGGACTGTCTCCTGTCAATATTGTAAGGCTGAGCTGGATGAGCTTAATGATGTTTACGATGCTTGGCTTGCCCAAGGCATCGGTATCACTACTGTGAATGTATCTGATTCTCCGGCAGAAATTACCCGAGTTGTAGAGGATAGGGGATATAAGTTCCCAGTAGAGAGAGGCAAGCTTCCCGCTGTGGGAGTTCCTCTCACCGAAGTATGGAAGTATGGGCGACTCGTGGCTCAAAGGCTGGGCTATATATCGCCTGCCCAAATCCGATTGTTGATAGAGAGTGAGCCATGAAAACCTTTGCGAAGAAACTGCTGTATCTGGCCCTGGTAGCTGTTGTTTCTTATACAGGTGCTGGTATCGTTCGAGTTCCAGCCAACGCCACGGCTCAAGTCTCCGTGGGGACGCTCCAAAATAATCTTCTCTTGCCCTATCTCTTGAAGCCGGGTATCTATTGGATTGACCCCCGCCTGAACGTCCGTCTCACTAATGCCTCGTGGGGTAGACCAACCACACAACAGTTTCTGGATATGGCTCTCTACTATGACAAGCTCTTTGATGCAGAAGTAGATGCTGATGCATTGCATAACCCTATCACCGAGGAAGAGACCGAGGCTATGGCCCAGGTCATCATTACCTACATCAAGAAGCTGAGTGGTCCATTTCTTGTTGACTTTGAATACAATGGATTGGAATTCTTTACCCCAGATCTCAAAGGCGCAACCCGCTATGATTCCGAACTTGCTCATTGGGCACGAGTCAAGCTGGACGAAAACAAGGAAGTCATCCGTGATGAGAATCAACAGTACATCAACGACAACCGCATTCACATCAATCTCCCAGAGATGAGGCGCACAAAGACCAGGGGGGATGAGTCATTCATGGGAACTCTGACTCATGAAATGGTCCACGGTGCCCTGGCTATCACCCTTGACCCAGGCATGATGGGTCGGTGGGACCAAGAGACCATCAATCAGGCACTCACTTCGGAGGTTCTTCGCCTCATGGCAGAAGATGGTGTGCCAGGAGCCGAGGCCGCTCTCTATGACCACCTTCGGATGCTGGCCCTGTTCTCTGCAGCCTTTCGAGCACAATTTGGCACCGGACTGGAGCCCATGTCCTACTTGAATGCCCTAGATGTGGGTGAACTATCTGACCGCTACTATCGAGTGAATCCGATTATCGATCCAGGATGGGAGCCCGCAGAATTCTACTTCTACCGAGATGACGTGATAGGTGCTATCTTAAATTGGTTCAAAGGGAATCCATACTATCACCGTGAGATAAAAGTAACACAGGACAGCTTTGCCATTACCAATGAGAGCATTCGTCTGTACCATTCCATTCAACAGAATGGCATTCACTACAAGACATCGAGACTGATTGATCTCTTTGGCCCCCAACCGTGGCTCATGAGCATACTTCGTACTCTCTTTGGTCCAACCTATGCTCATGTAGATATAGCCATCGTGAAGGGAGAGGCCGACGCTTATGCTGAAACTAGGATTGAAGCTTTGGGCAGCTTGTACTCCTCTGTGGATGGAAGAGAGTATTGGGAGACCAACAACTCTTACTTCTTCAATGTCTGGTGGAAGTATCAATACTCACCATTGATGATTATGATATATGATGTCTACTGGAATATGCACCCAACGTGGCGAGGGGCTACTACGAGTGACTTCAATGAGATCAATCTAGCATTTATGGGAGGGCCTTACACCGCTGTGTTTGTCATGGTCCCACGCACATTCGAGTGGCCCAAAGAGGAATGGAAGGACTTGCTTGCACCATTGAACTTGCAGGCACATGAACCGGCTGGTCTATGTGCCAACAGGGACTGCACCATCGCTCGCCAGGACCTCCGTCCAGATGGATGGATGCGCCTTTTCCCCGGAGCTGTTTGGGTATTTGCTCTGTTCCTGCTTGTGGAATGGCCGACTAGGAAGGGCCTTGCCATCTTAAAACGCCGCGTAATAGAATCATATCAAGGAGTAGAGTAACATGCCGTACATTACTGTTGTCCCATGTGAGCCCAAGGCACGCCCCGGAGATGGGGAGCATGAACACCCCCTAGAGCAGCCAGGGGTGGAGTTCATTGCACTAGAAGTCAAGGATCGGGAGGAGAAGGGCGTCTGGCTGCTTTCAAACCTGCCCTCTGGGAACCCGGACTACACCGAGAAGTGGTACAAGATGTCATGGGTGAAGTCAATCTCATGGCCGGAGTACCATGGAGTGGATCCCATCCCTTCAGACAATCCCAGCCCTCCTGTTGGAGAGCCGACCCTAGCCCAACTACGTGATGCGCTAGTTGTTCTTCGGATGTTCTTTCAGGCTTGACAATCTCCAAATCTGTGATAGTATGAGGGTAGCCTAATCCATGGGAGGTCACGCCTATACACATATAGCCTATATATCACTTGACACCGAGCCGCCGCACTTACCACATCTAACAGGAGACGCAATACAATGCCCATGGTTGGAGAAGTAAAGAACCCTACCGGACCCAAGGGTAAGGGTGTAGCACACAAGACCAGCACTGGTCTGAAAATCGCATCTGAGACTGGCGATGTCTACCCCATTGCAAAGGAAGATATCCCAGAGTATCTAGATGTTATCTATGAGAAGCCCATTTTCTTTCGGCTGACCCCAGATGAGATGGGACTGAAGGGCATCGGACCGTGGGAGGGATCGCACCTCATGCGGTTCGCTTCGTTTGTCCCTACAGATGATGACGGTGTCCCCGAGCCACGCTTGAAGAAGGGTGGACCTTTCAAGTGGGTGGATGCCAAAGGCAAGACACGCAAGGGGTTCGCCCGAGACAAGCTCCAGTTCACAGCGATGTGTGAGATTGTGTCTGGAGACTACGAGGGTCTGCAGGTGGGGTGGTTCTTGGACTACATCTTCACCCCGCGAGAGGGGAATGAGGTGGGTTGGATTGGATCGACTAAGAGTGTTACTACTCTTGAGTCCTTCCTCAAGGCAGCTGGTTGTGACTTCGCAGTAGACAGCGTGCCGTATGACCCCGAGAATGTTCTCCCCAACCTTCAAGCATTCTTGGTTGAGAAGGACGCTATCTTCCAGGGTTATATTGAGGAAGGTAAGCTCGCATCCCTATCCACTCTAGCCCCTGGGCTGGTGCCGACCAAGATCAAGCCAAGGACGGAGAAGGTTACGCAAGACGAAGACGAGGAGTAAATGAAACTCACGCTTGATGACTTCGAGGGTGCACTTGAGTCATCCAAGCGGTATGATAACTATGTGAGTGGGCTCTGTGTCTTCCATGAGGACCAGAGCCCTTCACTACTTGTCTATGCCGATGGATGGTTCACCTGCTTGGCATGTGGGGCCAAGGGTCGCAATGAGTTTCTATATGAGACGCTCATGGGACGCCCACCACGGCGTGCCCCACGTGAGCGTACTCAGTGGAATCCTCCCAAGCTGAGCATTGTAAAGGATGAGAACGAAGAGCTCTGTGCATCGGCTCACAATGTGCTGCTCGACTACGACCACCTGCGATGGTACTTTCAGATGCGTGGTGTCGAGGAGCGGATTGAGCCGTGCCGTCTGGGGTGGTACGATGGCTGGGCCACCATCCCTATCTATGACAGGAACCAGACATGGCAGGGGGTGATCCTCCGGTCCATGAAGCATGTTGAGGCGGCACGTGGCGTAAGGTTTGCCCAACCGAAGGGCCAGAAACCGATGCTATATGTGCCGGAGTGGAGACTACTTGACATACGTAAAACGCTGGCTGTGGTCTTTGGAATGTTCGACGCCCTTGCTGTGAGCAAGATGAGGTATGCGGTATGCACATCTACAGGTGGCAAGGACAGCTTCAACCCCGATTGGTTGGACTTCTGGCGCGGCCCCATCGTTGTTATCCCAGACAAGGGTGAAGAGAAGGAAGCAATGGATCTCGTGAGCAGGTTGGACTGGAGGGGTAAGGTCTACTATCTCCCATATCCAGATAGCATGAAGGACTGTGCAGACTTTCTTGCGGAAGGAATGGACATGGACCTTGCCAAGCACTTGGGAGGTGTGCTATCATGAGGTATCGTCGTCAGTGTGCATGGTGCGACAACACCGAGAACCTATACTACATCTATGGAGGCCCCGCCCTGGAGCCTCTGGTAGAGAATCAATGGGAAGGACTACTCCTATGTCCAGATTGTCAGGGGAAGGCGAATGAATCACTTGGGGCTGAGCGAAGTGGTAGTCGGGAAGATGATAACTGGGGAGCTCAACCCGTCATCGGTTGACGCTGACAAGATACACCCAACATATGCGGGTATGGCTTTAATGCTGCAAGAAGGAAAGAGTGAGACAGACTTGGTGGATAGGTTCTCCTTCAGCCCAGTCCACGCATGTAGGCAGGCGGCGCAATCAGTTAATGGCGCACCGCTGGACTATGTGAGCCTGCTGGATAGGGCCTTCTTGCGAAGCGAGGTCGGTCGTACTCTGCTCTATGTTGGCAAGAAATTGGAGCAGGGGGAAGACGCAGACATATTGCGAGTCTCTACAGCTTTGGCTAGATTTGACCTGGAGCAAGGAGAGTTCGTCCGACTCTCTGATGTCGAGCCAGAGAATGCCATATGGGTACCTAGTGACTACCCGCCACTGGACCAGCACGTGGGAGGGTTTCCAAAAGCTGGGCTGACTATCATTGCTGGACCGACAGGGGTAGGGAAGACAACGCTTCTTGGTCGCATCATGACGCGCATGGCTAAGAATGGAAGGGAGAGTGCATTCTTCTCACTTGAGATGACCGTGGCCCAGATTATGTTTCGATTCTTTGAGATCGAGCCTACACTTACATTGGAGGAGAGAGACAGGATCCACGCAACCCACAGTTCCTTTACAGTAGAAGAAGTGTACGCGGCTGCAGCTCGTGTGGTTGCGTCCAATCCCAAGATTGAGCTGATTGGGATTGACTTCGCAGATATGATGATTGAAGGGGAGGAGAAAACAGCCAAGGCCAGCCACATCTACCGAACGCTGGCTCTCCTGGCTAGAAAGCTGGAGATCCCTATTGTTCTATTGGCCCAGCTGAACCGAGAGACTTATGATGGGGGCCTTCCACGTATTCATACCATTCGATGGTCAGGTATGGCAGAGGCGACTGCATCTCTAATATTGCTCATATACAACCCTGATAGGATTTGGGCTAATAGTGCAGTTGGATCAAAGTCGAATCCTCTGGTATACTTGGAAGACAGTGCGTATCTGATTGTTGGTAAGTCACGATTTGGTTTCATCGAGAACCATATAGGAGCTATCCTTGTGGATTGGGATGGGAAGTCAGGGTGGGGAACTAAGTCACGAGGGTACACTCAGCTACTGGCGGTGTAATGGCTAAGCGAAAGATACCCTACATCATGGTACACTGGCACGACAGTGTTGTCGGGCCTGGATGGAAGACAAGGTTTGATGCAGAGCACTGGGCACATAGTGACGGCTCTGAACATATCAGTATTGGTTTCGAGCTGCCTATTGGAGATGACGACTTCCTTGTTCTAGCCCAGAGCTTGCAGTGGAAGGTCGAGGGAAATGTCGGAGACCTTCTCCAAATACCCAGAAGCTGCATTATCAAGACCAAGAAACTCGGAAGTGTGGAGGATCCACAATGAAGATTCGTCCGTACATTGGACGGCGAAGGTGGGGTTATTTCGAGATAGGCTTTGGCGGCTGGTGGTTAGGGGGTAGCTTAGATCTATGGCTCCAGCTTGGCTGGTTGTACGCGGGAGTGGAGATTTATCATGACTGATTGGGTTGTATGCTCGCGATGTGGGACAGAGACAGCAGTGATTGACGAGAATCTCAAGGCGTGGTGGGAGTGCCCTGTCTGTGGTGGAGAGGCCGAAGGCATCAACGAAGACCCTGCAGACTATGGATACCACTGGGATGATGAGTACCCAGAGTCAGATGAGCTGAGAGAATACTAATGAGATGGATGAGGTACGAGGGATGCCGCGCACTTGTAGATGGAGGATGCGATGGAAAGCACTACAGCAATGGTTACTGTCTTAAACATTACAGACGCGATCAAAGATATGGTGATCCGCTTTACTATCCCCGCCCAGTCCGAGGACCAAATTGTATTGTTCCAGGTTGCGAAAGGTCGCGTGAGGGTAGAGGAAATAGGGGCTACTGCCCTCCGCATTATCGTAGGTTCACGAGACGGGGATCCCCAGTAGATAAGTGGGGAATACTAGAAATCAAGGAGAGAGGACATGCCGCCTGAAGGGAATATTCTGTATCTGGTTACACATTTGAAGACCAAGAACATTATCTACATTGTGGCACCTTCTAGGGAATTAGCCACACAAGCTGCTGGTACATATTTCAATGCAGCAGATGGTGATGAGATCAAGCTGGCGATGTTGGCAGGTACATATGATGGACTCCCAGGACTGCTAGTACACGAGTCTGCGGCATCTGGTGGCCAAGACTTCGATCTAGAAAACCCACAGGCATTAGAGCAGCTCTTGAAAGAGTTATGGGATGTGGCAGACGATCATGATAGCGGATCAACTCTACTAAACTGACAATGATTAAGGGACTGCCACGCGAGCCCCACTATGGGGAGACGGTCTCACTTGATATAGAACTATTCAAGATGGGGCCACGTCTACATCGACCCACTGGGTCCTTTGCCTGCCTGTCTATTGCTTATAGCAAAGACGAAGTGTATCAGGTGCAAGATACAACAGACTTGCGCCGCGCCCTAGAGATCCTAGATCCGGCGAGCTGGGTATTCCACAACTCATTGTTCGATATCTTCCACCTGAGAAGGTTTGCTGACATCAGGCGGCGTCCGGTATGGGATACCATGCTAGTGGAGCAGGATATGTGGGGAGGATACTATGACTCCTTCTCGCTCGATGCTCTGACTCGTAGGTATCTTGGAATCAGGATGTCCAAGGAGCAACGCAAGGCATTTGAAGGGGCAGAAAGCATGACTCCAGAGATGGAGGAGTATGCCGCTCTTGATGCCGTAGCCACTATACAGATAGCACAGAAACAAAGCAGCCTCCTGCATCTGGATGCTGACCCACTTCCATGTTACTTTGAGATTGACCATCCTGCTATGTGGGCGGCTCTGGATATGAAGCCCATTCGTGTGGATGTGGATGGCTGGTTGGCTCTTGCTGGTGAGCACGAGCAGACGGCGGAGCAAATTAAGGATTACTTAGGATTCAACCCCGGTTCCGTGCCACAGACGAAGAAAGCTCTAAAGGAAGCGACGGGGAGAGCCCCAAGCGACACTCGCAAAGAGACACTGCTCGGCCTGTATGACGAGGGGTGCGAGATAGCCAAGCAGATTATGGACTATCGCAGATTCAAGAAGGCCGCATCATCCTATGGCCGCAAATGGATAGATGAGAATGTAGAAGACGGAGACCTAGTTTACTCTGGCTGGCGCATCACTGGTGCAGAGACTGGCCGCATGTCGTCTCGATCTCCCAACCTGCAGAACATCCCAGCACGAACCATGCCGAAGTTCCGAAGTCTATTCCTGCCCCACAAGGGGGAGACCCTAGTGGTGTCCGATGTTGCTGCACAAGAGCCGCGTATTGCAGCATGGTGGTCGAAGGACGAGGCCCTACTGGAGGCCCTGAAGAACGATGAGGATGTGTACGCCCCTGCTATGGAGGCGGCAGGAGTAGAGAGGGATCCAGCCAAGGTTGTTTTCCTGGGTCTACTGTATGACTTGTCTGAGCACGGTCTGGCCCACCGACTACGATGCACAAAGCCACAAGCCAGGACCATCATGAGGAAGGTACTAGGGAAACATAAGGGAATAGCGGTGTGGAAGAGCAAGGCGAAAGCCCAGGCATACAAGAGAGGATACGCCTTAACACCCACAGGTAGAAAGGTCTGGCTCAATCCGTATACCTACCAGTGGGAGAGGAATGCGGTCAATGCCCCAATACAGGGGGGTGCGGCAGATCAAACTAAGGCTGCACTTAGTGAGCTCCACAAGCAAGATGAGTACCATGTATGTATGGTGGTGCATGATGAGATAGTAGCATCTGCACCCCTTGACAAAGCAGAAAAGTATGGTAGACTGGTGGAAGCTGCTTGGATAGAGGCAGGCAGCAGAGTCATTCCTGGAGTCCCCATCAAGGCTGATGTGAAGATTGGGCCAAACTGGGGAATCAAGCAACTCAAGGAAGATGGAGACGATGATGATGAAGAGTGAGTGGCATTGCAATGGCCGGAGCGCATGAGCGATGGTAACATTCATAGGAACTTCTGGGGTGGGTGGCCAGAGGCTCCATGGAAAAGGGAGAAACCCATGAAGCTGATCGACATGTTCAATGCTATCTGGCGAGAGGTAGGAGAGTACAGTGGTAGTGATGATCTGGTTGAGGAATTTCGGGATATGCTCGTAGATGCAGATGTTGAGATTGAGGCCCTGGCCGAGTCTCTCGATGAGACCACCGATCTACTTGCCGACTGTGAAGCATCTAGAGAAGATCTAGGCGACTACGATCTAGACGATGCCTAGAGAACTCTGTCCAATCTGCGGCAAGTTGATGGTGCTGCCAGTCGGACCGCCAGACTCCTACATCTTGCTGGTTGGGGAGTATCCTGGATGGGAAGAGCTGAAATCTGGGTACGTCTGGGTTGGTAAGGGTGGTGATGTACTTCGTGCGGAGCTGGCTATGGTGGGTATCCAATACGAGGCTTGCAGGGTTACAAACCTGTGGGGACACCATCCATCTAAGGAAGAGAGTGAATACGATTGGCATATGGGTCGGCTTCTTGGTGAGACCAAGGGTAGGAAGTACATCTTACTGATGGGCTCGGATGTATGCAAAGCCTTCCTCGATGAAGCTGTGTCAGATGTTTCGGGATTGATTGTTACGTCACCTTACCTGCCACCGGATGCTGTCGCTGTGGCATGTAAGAATCCAGCAGTTGTGCTGCATGATGGAGCAACAATTGGGGATGTGCGGCACGCCATGAGTGTATTCGGGAGAGTAGTGAATGACTGACATCGTTGTATTCTCAAAGGAAGAACTGGCTCAGCTGGATAAGGTAGACGAGATCATCCAGCGCGTACAAGCCACTGGTAACATTGACATTGCATGGGGCTACATCTCCGGCTTGCGGAGGGGCGGAGAGTTGGCAGCACGTGGTATTGCCAAGACCCTATATGAAATGTACACGAGGTGGGACACCATGCCTACCGATGACGACTTCATCGACGTGGCTGTAGCACGAACTGGTCTGTCACCACAAACTATCGCCAAGGGTATTGACTATTGGGAGAACGTGCTCATACCACACCCGGAGCTGATGCACCTGCCTGTGGGTGCCTACCACCTGATTGCCCCCGCCGCACGTCAGGGGGATCTCGACGATGATGACTGGGAAAATCTATCCAACGCATCCAGCATCAATGACGTTCGAGAGATTGTTCAGTCTAAGAGAGGCAAACGCACCTCGTCCGAGCATGCACTGGCCGTTATGCTGGAGCGGGACGGCACGCTGATTGCTCGTCGTGGTAGTGGGCCATGGTCCAAGTTCGGCTTCTTCAATCTCAAGACAGAAGATGAGGCTGGAGTGAGTGCGATTGACCGGATTGTTAGGGCGGCAGGTATCCAGAAACGATAAGGCCATGGTGGTACTAAACGAGTCCACAGCCTTGGCCATTATCGTTCTGCTTCTCTTGTGCATACTGCTGACTGGAATCAATGCTGCCCTAGGAGAGGATGATGAGAGTAGGAATCGACCTAGATGACGTGTGTGCGGACTATGTAAATGCCTGCATCACGCGGTATGGGTGGCCCGCTGAGTGGTCATGGAATCTCCGGGCAATGTGGCCCACTGTTGACTGGGACAAGCACTTCGATCACGACCACCACATCCCCTTCATCTTGGGATTGAGGCCCATCTACGGTGCGGCAGAGAGCGTAACCCGCATTGCAAAGCATTATGATGCCTTCTACTTCACTGCATCTAGTAACAATTCACAACGAGCTCGTGAGTTGTGGCTGCTTCTTCACGACTTTCCCAAGCTGCCAATGGTATGTACGAATGGTTTTGATGGGAAGTCGGAGTGGCTGCTTGATGCAGACAACAAGATAGATGTTGTCATTGAAGACCTGCCATCTGTATTGAAGACTGCATTTCAATGCGATCTTCTCACACTCATATACAATACTCCCTGGAACTCAGCAGTTCGGGATGGAAAGAGAGTCTACTCATGGAACGAGGTCGTGTCGTACTTGGTACCGACAAAGGAAACGAGATTGCCAGAGCTTCCGAAACCCCTCCCCTTTTAGGGGATCCCAGATTCCATGCCCTTCTAAGAGACATTGGCCGACTGCATGATGCCAAGCAGCGGGACTATGGATCCGAACAGGACCCATTCGCAAATGTCAGGGCCAGTCTAGATTGGGGAGTCCGGCCTTGGGTTGGCGCTTTGGTCAGACTGAATGACAAAGTCCATCGCCTCAAGCAATTCGTTAGATCTGGCAAGTTAGCCAATGAGAGCTGCGAGGACTCACTCATGGATATTGCAGTGTATGCTCTGATAGCTCTCGTCCTGTATAGAGAGGAGAGTGACCAGTAAGTGACAACACTAATCGAGGGAGACATCCCCATCCTCTCCAGATTTCCAACTGGCCTGTATGGATTGGATCGTGCTATTGGATTCAATGGTGAGTGGGGAGGACCATTGCGCTCCTTGTATGAGGTGTATGGACACCCCGGTGTTGGCAAGTCTACTCTCTGCTACTATCTGTCATCCAAAGTAGCATCGACCGGAGAGGTTGTACTGGCTGATCTTGAGGGGACTATGGATGGTCCATATCTCATGAGCTGTGCCATGAATGCTGGCTTCGATGGTACACTGAGAATCGTGGGCTTTAAGGATACAAAGAAGAAGGACAAGGTACGAACTCACGAGAGCATGATGCAAGAGGCTGTCGATGCTCTGAAGGATGATAAGGTTAATGCCGCCGTTATTGACAGCGTGGGGATGATGCAGCCTGTTCTAGAGCGGGAAGGGGACCTTGAGGAATCCTTCGTCGGACGCAGGGCACTGGCCGTTACTAGAATGGCAAGGCGAGTAAGCACATGGTTGCGGGTGACGGAGAGACCCAAAGCCATGTTCGTAGTAAACCACGTCAACCCTATTATCGGGGGCCGTGGTCACGACACACCTGGAGGTAAGGCACTCAAGTATGCTGCATCTGTCCGCCTGATGATCCATCTGGCTCAAAGGGAGGAGAAGGAGAAAGAGCTTGGTGTCCTTGTCTCCGAGGTGTCGGTGGAGAAGCTCAGGTATGGTGGCACGAATAAGACTCGCAAGGCTATCTTTGCCACCCTTCCTGGTATTGGATTGAGCCCAGAAGTCACAGCCATGTACGACTGCTTCCTGATAGGGCTGGCCAAGCGCGAGTCATATGTCAAGGCCCTGTATCGTGGGGAATGGAAGTCAGTTGGCAGGATCGGTGACTTGTTGGAGTCCGCCATGTCCGGGGACACCAGTCGGTTGAGTGTCTTCGGAGAACTACTAGCAGAGCGGGAAGACCCGCCAGGAGGAACAGAGTGACTACATTCAGACGACAGGCCAAGGAACTGATGAAGATGCAGACCGAACTAGGTCAGCAGCTACAGAAGGCTCGCAATGAGGAGATGAAGTTAAGGATTACTTTCGAGAGGGGCAAGGAAGAGTTTGCCGGTGTCACTCGTCGTCTCACCATTGAACTGTCCGAGCTGCCGAACGTCAATCAGCCGGATCCCAAGACAGGGCGCACTAACCAGGAGTGGACGAAGATGCTCTTGGACCAGGAACTAGAGAACAATGAAGAGTTCCGCACCGCCCTTGTCAAGTTCTGGAATCTACAAGAGGGGTTCTTCGCCGCGCAGAGCAAGATGATTGATCTCGCGGACCAGCTGAGCATTACCAAGTCTCAGGCTCGCCTTCTGTCCGCACTACTCCAACTGGAGGCAGAAGATGAAGACGAGGAGCTCAAGGCTACCGTTGCTGGAACTGAATGAACTATCCGCTCTGAAGTGGATTAAGCTTCCAGACTACGATAGCCGTGTTGGTAAGATGAAGCGGCTGGAGGCAGAGCATACCATGTTCCGGGGAATGTACGGTCTTGGTATAGATCCAGGCCGCAACTATGGTGCCGCTGTTATCAAGGACGGGCACCTCTTAGTGTGGTGGGGGAAGATGGAGAAGCGGGCGGAGCTGTATATGTACGGCACCACTGCCTACACCATCGCCAGGGCTTACCTGTGTGAGCAGCATATGGGCGAGACCCCTGCTGTAGTTGAAGGGGCGGCCTATCGTGCAGGATACGGTCAGGTAGGGCTGGCCGAGGTGCGGTTCGGCTTCTACTTGGGGTTGCTCCATGCTGGCATGGATGCCGTCATTGTGCCTCCGGCGTCTGTGCGTAAGCAGGCGTTTGGATCTGCTAAGGTGACAGGGTTTGAGCTCTGGCCCACGCTCAACCACAATGCTGCAGATGCTGTGGGCTGTGCCCTGGCATCGGCTTACTTGACATAACTTCGTGTTGACAAACCCATTCCTGCCGTGGTAGGATGGGGTATCCTTTAAAGGAGGAAAAGATGGAGATCACGGATTTGGTTGTTGGTGGGGTGTCGCTAGGCGGCTTCATCATTCTGGCTGTGCAGGCTCTAAAGCAGCTGCCCTTTGTGAATGATGAGAACGTTGCGTACCTACCATGGGGTGTTGGGTTTGTCTTCCTGGCCCTGTACGCTGTCCAGGCGGCTTATCCTCCATCCGCTCCGTTCATCGCTGAAGCTCTCAAGGCGATTGCGGGGACCATGGCTGCTGTTCTTGGTTACGTGTATGGTCTCAAGCCTGCCGTCCAGAACCTTGCCGCCAAGCTTACTATTTCCGACCTGGAAGAGTGAGATAAGCTCGACCCAGAATGAGAACCAGAGAAGTCTACGATCTCTGGTTCTCATTCATTAGAGGGAGGAACGCTTGACTATCAATTGGACAAATGGTTTGGAGAACAGGCTCTGGGATATGCACATGGAACACCCAGGGTGGTCAACCAAACAGCTGGCCAAGAAGATGGACCTGCCATGGAAGGCAGTTGACAATGCACTCTATCGTCTCAAGGCCACGCGTCAGGAGCACTGGCTCGATCATGTTAGGACAGGCTTCTTGGACATTGAGACGACTGACCTAAAAGCAAACGTAGGGTTCATGCTGAGTTGGGGGCTGCTCCTGACAGATGGTACAATCTATGGAGACAGCATCACTCGCAGGGAAATCATGAGCGACACCCTGGAACCGGACCGTCGAGTTCTAAAATCCTGTATGGATGCCATCAAGAAGCATATTGACGTAGCTGTGACATTCAACGGGGACCGCTTCGACATTCCTTTCTTGCGATCAAGGACTCTCAAACATGGAATGTGGTTCCCCGGCTACGGGGAGAAACTGCACATCGACCTATACCATCAGGCCAGACGCCAGCTTCGTACTACCAACAAGCGGCTAGGTACTATCTCAGAGTTCTTGGAGATTTCTCCGAAGGACCATTACGAGGTGGAGGTTTGGAACAGGGCTCGGCGTGGAAACCCGGAGGCGTTGCGGCACATCTACGACCACTGCATAGCTGATCTTCATATCACGCAGGATCTGCTTATTGCCATAGGTCCGTATGCCAAGTGGATGAGACGCAGTATGTAGCTTAAGCTCCTCGCCCACGAAGTTTGGAGTACAACATCCCAGCTAAGATGGATGCCACGAAGATAGATAGTGGCCAATCGAGTGCTGGATGGCACGCAAACGTGTGGGCGATGTAGTGGAATAGAAATGATAGCCACACACCTACCACAAGCGCCGACACAGCAACTGAGAACTTTACAACCCTAACCATTTTCTGAATATCTCAGTCCAGAACTCCCGACTCTCTTTGATAAAGATACTGGCACTCAACGCAAAGATACCTGCAACTGTTGTCCAGAACTCCCTGGGCTTATGTGCCAAGTACCAGCGCACTGATGGGTACTTAGTCATGTACTCTTTCAAGTCCCGGACATTTCCTATCAGACCTCGGTCGCCATTTACCTTGGCGTCACCAAACATCACAAGGTGGTTGGCTTCGATGAAGTCATCGAGCTTATGCTCAATCCGTTCCAGTCTGTCACTCTCAACCTGTTTCATTCATTATCCGCCATAGCCCAAAGTCCTGGCCCATTTCTCTAGATTTTCGATGCGCTCTTCTATCGTTGCCGCATGACCTAGACCAAAGTGTCGGCGGAAGTCGTCCTCAGAACCGTTGAACCTATTTAGATCAATGGATGCGCTCGACACGCCATAAGTAGCACCGGGTCCCTTCGCTGTGTACTGCCACAAAACATAGTCTGACCATCCCCATGGAATGTAAGGCTTGATCTGCGTCACTGTGTAGTGTGCATCCCACAGGTCGTATTCCCTAGCCCAACTCACATTCCCCACGATCACATTCCACTTGCTCGCTGACGTGTAGATCCCAGGCTTGTATCCAAGTTTGTTCTCCAAGTAGTCCAAGAACGCTTTGATCCTGGTACGTGCCACAGTCTGGCTGACACCGCTTGTCTCTACATCAATGTACACTTTGAGCTTGATGTCAGCTTTCTTGACAAGGTTGTAGAGGTACTCTGCCTGTGCGAGCCCGCTATATTTGGGGCGGAAGTACCAATACGCACCCATGGGCAAGTGCTTAGGGGCTTCGATGCTGTTGACTTCCCACTTGTAGTCCGTGTACAATTCGCCAGTAGCGTCAGTGATGGATCCAGCCCGCACGATAACGCCCTTCGCTCCCGCTGCAACCATCTGGCCCCAGGAGATGCTGCCCTGCCAATGACTTACATCTGGGATGATAACCATTAGCCTTCACTCCATGGAAACTCTGATTGCTCCACTTCGTCCGGCGGGATTGGAGACTTCAGCATACTGTCCAGCTTGTTCATCACTTGGGAGTACATGGCAAGGTAGTCCGCCATCTCTTGTGGCGTGCCGCCATACCTGCCCCTGCTGAGCACAACCATGATGAACTTGATTTCTTCGTCTGTAAGCACTGTTACTCCTTTAGGTTGATGCCCAGATGTTGGGCTCCACTATCATAGTGAAGGTCTTGGAAAAGGAGATGATAGTCTCTCCAGCGTTCCGCAGCTTCACCTGGCCCCTCCATTCACCAGCCTTAACAATGTTCCCGGATGCAAAAGAGAATGTGACCTTGCCGTCCGATCCATCTGTTAGAAAGGACAGGGTTCTTGTGACTGTGGTCTGTCCGTCTTTGTGTCGGAAGGTAACTTCCTTGGTGCCGTCGTAGCTGGAGATATCAATAGCCTTACCACTCTTGTCCACTATGGTAAGAGTGATAGTCTCCCCAAATTCCATTGCAACAACGCCTTCAAGTATGTTAAGTGTCGCCATTAAGATTCCTCTACTGCCCCCTCTGGTGCCGTCTCCCCAGATACGTCCGCAGCGGGGGCCGTTATGCCTGCGATGGCCATAGCTGGGGCCAAGGTTGCAATGATACGGGCCATAATTCTAGAAAAGGTAACTTGAATGGACCCAGTGATGGATGATATGGCTCCAGTCAGTTCAACGTATTTATAGTATAGTATCGAGCCCACGATGGACGAGATATCTCCAGTAAAGTACTTCGTCGCTTCCTTGGTGAAGGTCCCCACTATGGACGAGAGTCCGCCTGTGAAGTATTTGGTCGCTGCCTTAGTGTAGCCACCAACTATAGAGGAGGCTGCCCCATAGAAAACTGCCGTGTGTTCTGACTCATCTGCCACTTTTACATCATCATAGTACACTGTTCCACTCAGTGCAACACCACCAGTAAAAGCTCCAGTATACACTTCCTCTGCCTGACGAGTATCGCTATCCAATCCAGTTACCGAGGAAGCAACAGCATAGCCCTCATACAAATAGGCTACTCCATTGTTCTGTCCTGCTCCAGTCGCCCTTCTAAATAAGACGCGAAGGATGTGCCAGTTGTCAGATATGGAGTACCATGATCCAGCGGTCGAAGATCCAGCATCATTATATCCAAGAACACGTACACTGTACAGTCCCCCAGCGTCTTTTCTGCACTGTGCCGCAGCGCAAACATATGCCGAGCCCCCATTATATATCAGGTCCATAGTAAAGGTCTGTCCGGTACTTGTGCCCCATGAGTTTGGATCAAAGTAGAACTCATGGATAACCTTGGTCTCAGATACAACTGCCGCTGATTGGACGCCATAGGCATCGTCAGATGACAAGACAGTAGACATGCCATAGCTGCCATTGAACTTCGATGCAGCTGTGGCAGAAACACCACCAGCGGTCCCTCCATCGAAGTCCGAGAGGTTGCCCTCCTCCATGTCAGCTGTGGCATCCCAGGTCGGCATACTTATCCGCCAGATGTAAAGGTCAGTGTGTACACGACAACCAATGTGTCGCCACTCACCAAGGCTTGTGATCCAGTGAGGCTTCGATCCATCATAGTGCCGCCTCCAGTGGCCGCTTGGTTGAATGGGGAGAACTCTGCGACCGTGCAAGATCCATCTGGGGCCAGCGTCACTGTCATGCGGTACTGATTGGCCGCAGGCTGTGAGATGGTGCCTGTTGGACGCACGTTGTCTGATGCATATTCGGTTGTGAGCTCTGTGACTAGGGCTGTCTGAGCCGCCGCCTCGGCAGTAGATCCAGTGCCGAACCCGCCGTAGTCGAAGTCATCAAACAACGACTGTGCGGTATCCAATGCATCTACGATGTATGCAACAAAGGCATCGGTCACCACCCGTCTGCTGGTAACTCCATAGTCCCAAATGGTTCCAGTGCGGTGGTCAAACCTCTGCACTCTCGTATCGGATGTAATAGTCACCACTCCAAAGAGCCCATTAGCCGCGGCAGCAGCTGCAGTCTGAATGTGCCCCCAGATGTACGCTCGTAGGAACTCCCAACCCTGCATTAGTACCCAGTAGAATGGGGCTCTGCGCCTCTGTGACACCACCCATCCATTGCGGGTTATCTGCATTGTTGCGGAGCCCTTTAGCTGAATTTCTGCTTGCATGTTTTCTCCTTATCTTCCATGTGTCCTATTCCAGATTGCACGTTGCAGTGCTTTGTCTGTATAGAATCCCCTATACAGATCTTCCATGCCCACGGGTATACCTTCCGGCCCATACATTCCGCCAGTGGCGAACATCTCCACCTCTGGAAACCTTTGCAGACCGGGCAGTGGTGACATTTGCCCATCCACATAGTACCTGTGGTACAGTTGGCGCTTGGCGGCTAGTGGAAGGTTGGCAAGAACAGAAGATGCCAACTGTGACCTCGATTGGTTTTCCAGCCAACTTCCGCCAGACCGGAAATCCCATGCATGGATACCCTCATGCAGTCCTAAGTGGGATGGAACTCTCTTCTGATTAGGCGAGACCCGCACTGAGCCACGACCGCGTAGGTCTTTCCCGCCGGGCGAATATGATGCATTATGTCCCTTACCTATGTCTTCCATTCTCACCGGGGTAGATGCCAGGTAGTAAGACCCTTCATCGGATAGGGCTCTAAGATACTCTGGTGACACCATGTGCAACAGATTAGACCAGCGTATCGGTGCAGGTATTGGGGGTGGTGGATAGTATGGCATTATAATGCATCTGTTGATTCGCTCCAGGCAGAACCGGAGCTGTCTAGAGCCAAATACTTATACCTGAATTGGGCCGCACCACCATCGTACCACTGCACCACTAGGTTTCCGTTTCTGAGGTACATTGATATGTGTCCAGTGTCTGCCTCTTCTGGTGCGGGATCGGAGCTTCCCTTGAGACGTATACCTGTGTACCCTCTGGTAGTACCCTGTGCATGTAGTTGGACCTCGCTCCCCATGCTGATTCGTGCCCCTCCTCCAAATCCCGGAGACAGATCCAGCCCAGGCAGTGGAGTGCCAGTATCTCCAGAGAACACATCCTGGTACATCTTCAGATTGAGCACTGCTCCCTCTGATGTCGATGTATCTGGTCCTACCTGCAGCTGAACTTGTCCGGTGGCATCTCTGTGAATGAAGTAGAATACATCATTGCTGCTCATGTATATGTTCCCTCCATCCTCAGTTGTGGCGAGTCCCGCGTCGTTTGGAAAACGTATACCTTGCTGGTAGGAGTTAGCAATGAACAGTCCATCTTTATCAATTTGTACTAGTCCGCCGCCACCGTAAAATATGCCGTCGGTGGCTCCGATGCCGACCATCAGTGTGTCGTTATCAACACCTACGATGTTGTACACCTTACTATCGTAGGTTAGACCTGGATAGGCAATACGAACACCACTGAACCCGTCTCCAGGTGTGACTCCATTTCCAGAGCGAAACTCTCCAGCTTGCATTAAGCCTAGTCGGTTATCAATATCGGACAGGCCGTTGATGATCTTCACTTGATTTGGGGAGATTTCAATACGATAAGGTAGTTCCTCTATTCTCCTTTGTAGAATCTTGACTGATTGGAGGATCTCTTCCAGTGTAGCCATGTTATATACCTAGTATTTCCTCTACATTGGATAGATTGCCAGATACATCTGTCAATCCAATGAGAATACTATCCATCATCTGTGCATTGGCGTTGTCTTCTTGGCTCGCTCGATAGGAGTCGGCAAGCATACCCGAGCCTCCACTGGAACCAAGGCCAAATACCCGCCTGCCCCAATTCTCCAACTCGAACTCGTTACGGATTGTCCTCAGTTCCACATACTCCACACTGTAGCCCATGTCCGCAAGGATGGCATCTTGCTCCCTATCCTTCGCCATGCGTAGGAACTCAATATGCGTAGGTCCCTGCACTTGTACGCATAGGCGTCGGCTCTCGAACAGGAAGTCTACAACCAGACCGCCGAGCTCTAACCTACCCCCCTGTGCGCTGGACTGGAATGTGAAGTCTCCCGGCTCATACATTCTTAAAGTATTGAAGAACTTATACAGTACCCGCTCGTGTAAGTAACCCTTAACTCTGGTCTCAGGAGCGGCCCTGGCCTCTAGTGGATCAGTACCCACAACTGGGCGTCGAATGCCCCGCTTGTGGATTGTGAACCACCATGGATCCTCTGAGATGATGTCTGTCCGCAGTGCGTCACCAGCCGGAAGCTTGAGCACACGCTCCTTTGGCTGTGGAATGAAGATGCGCTTTCTAATTCCTGGCTTGACTGTTCTATCTGTAGGGTAGCTTCGCTTCCAACTCATTATGCCACCTCTACCAAGTTGACAAGTACACGGTGCTCGATGTCTGGTGTGCCACGCTTATCACCATGGTACTCAACGGCTTGCTCTACGTAGGATGAGACATACACATAGTGCTCGTTGCCGAATGGATCTTCGTAGGACACTGGCGTCTTACTTGCACGAGCTGCCCGAAGGTCATCCATGATCTGTCTGGGCAGCCTGTCATCTTGCATGCTGGTACCAAACTGTGCACTCTCGGCTGCTACAAGGGCAAAGCTGTATCCATAGCTTTCATCTGGTCGCATCAGGAACCGAACAGTCAGGTCCTCTAGAACGGGCGAGTTTCCAGATGTGTCTGTTACAAAGTCTACCTTCAGCTGCAAGTGGTTGTATTCTATAGAGTTCGTATAGGCAGAGGTCAGTGGATTGAACAGCTCCGTCACTCCGTCCGACGAGACGATATTGGATACTGAGTCTGCACCACCCCACGGATCCCATGTGGCTGAACCGTCAGTCTGATAGTATAGGCGCAGATACCGCGTGCTGTTAAGATTGCTGCCACCAACAATGATAGATGGGGTGGACTTTATGACCCTACGGAACCCCATGTCCAGTCTGCTAGTTACCAAGCTGTGGGTGCCAGATGTTGGGAAGTTGGCATGTGGGTAATCCGATTGAGCTTGGAACTGGATGTAGTGGGTTGTCTCCTCTGTATCTGATGTATGGTACCAGAGGTAATCGTTTGCCGCATCGTACCCCATAGCGGTGATAGAGCCGGCCCCAGTAGCGAGGGGCTCTGCCATCTTATGCCATCCAACCCCATCGAAGCAGAGGATGTGCTCTTCATAAGTTGACTCATTGGTTCGAGCAGTAAGGTACAGCCGCTCCCCTATCACCACAAAGTTGTCAAAGCGCCCATATGTCGTGTATGGAAACACATCAGTGAGAGGGGGTGGGGTTATCTGTGTTACTCGCACACCATTCCAGGAGTAGATCTTGTCTCGAATGGGGTATATGATCTGGCTATTCAGCACTGCCCACGAGCGGAAGTTATCTGCAGATGCTTGCGATCCATAGTCCAGGATCTTGCGGGAGATATTGTCCTCTCCAATCTCCCACATCCCATCGGGCTTGAACACATACAGCTTCCCAAGGAAGGATAGAGCACCGAGGGTGTTATAACTTCCTTGTCCCACTACGATTTCATTGGTGTCATCGGCTGGATCTCCGGCTAACTGGGCCAGCCCTGTATTACTGTCATAGTAGACGATGTTCGAGTCGTCCTTACCTGCATAGATGTTCCCATTATGAATGCACAACCACTTGTAGTCTGTCGAGTTAGCATTCACTCCAGTCAAAGATGACGCATCTGCAGTATCCATGGCCACGATGCGACTGCCGTCGGGACAGACAAAGAGGTAGGATTTCGTCGGCAGCAAGTAGTTGATAGCGCCATACACTGCGGCCCCAGAGTCGTTAACATTGTCCCAGGTGCTGGCCGAGTATGTCCTCAAGCCGGACACCGAAGAGCCTGTGGAACCATAGGAGTAGACCCTCCCATCAAAGACGACAAAGCCCTCCTTCGTGGCAGCTGCCGTATCTGTGTCTGATGGGGCCGTCATTAGCATGGCGATATCCGGGTGCCTTGTGTCTACCTGCCCCTCTGTTCTCAAGTAGCCCATTGCATCGGCATACCACATGAATCCGAAGCCATGTCGCCAGTCCGACTGAAGCAGCGGCTGATACAAGCCCAGCTCGCTGTGAATGATGGACTGGCCGCCAGTTTGTCCTCGCGGCGAGAAATCAGTGATGTCCTGCACCTTGTAGGATTGCAGGTCAATCACATAGCTCTTACCATTCAGTTTGATCCAGCCACCAAACTCTGCCACTTAGTCTCTGCTCCAGCCAAGCGGATCCCCTATGTTATCGTTTCTAGCCGAGCCCCTTGAGCCTTGCGACTCACCGTGCCATACTGTACCAGGGGGTCTACGTCGAGGAGACTCTGCCAAATACTTGTCAGCCAAGTTGCTGTAGTATTCAGCCAGATTCGCATGTACTGCCCTGTCTACTCGATTATCACCGATGACACTATCGTGCATCATAGCAAGGGCTTTATGTGTAACATACAAGAGAGGAACCGTGGTCACATCACTGTCTGATGCCAGGGAGTTCTGATTGGATAGATACACCAGTCGGATACGAGAGCCATAGTCACCGGAATACAAATCAGAGAAGTAAAGATTGGATGGATACTCGACTGCATCTGTCCGTATATTGGTGATACGAGCCCAGTCCTGCTGTTGGTTGCTGGCGTCCCAGAACTTGTAGTAGGAGGTAGTGTCCGGCGTAGTTGTCCATGTAGCCACAGTTAGAACGCCATCTGAGTCTCCAGTTGAAGTTTCTCGCAGCTGGCCGGATCCAGTACCAGCATAGATGGAGACAAAGTGGTCGGTGTCGCAGGTCGAGAAGTCCTGGGCTGAGTCGGTTAGGGATGTAGCACCGGACGCTGTTGGGTTGCCAGTGATCCCGGATACGTTCCGTTCCAGGTATACTTGGAGTAGCTGCCACGGTGTTGAGGACAGGCCAGAGAGTGCATAGGCCATCTTGTTCTCTTCCACAATCATTGTTTCATCAACAATGATGCTGGGATACTGTTTGGACGCCTGTGCGATAGCGGCGTCAATGCTCTCGTGAATCTGAGCTGGGGGCCAGATAGATGTGATTTCAATGCTATCTGAAGACGAGGCAGCCGCAGTAAGAGCATACTCTAAGGATAGAGATCCAGAGGTGGAACCATACTGGTAGTCTGTGATGCGCCGCTCCTCTTTTGCCTCTATCACCCATGCATACTGGCCCTTCCAGAAACCGGCGGGCTGAGTCAAAGACGCACAGGAAATCTGTGTAGTAGTTTGCTCAGTAGAACCAAGAGCAATAGACCCACCACTGTATCGCATATAAAAGTCCATGCGAGCCAGTCTCCCGATAGCTCTTCGGATCTGTGCCCTCGAATACGAAGGTTCACTCATAGTTAAGCCTTACTTACGCGATGCCGCCGCGTGATTGGATGATGGCTCGAATGTCAAGGTCGTCTGGTGCGGCAGTAGATCCGATAGCCGCCTCATCAAAGACACGGATAACTGAACCCGGAGGCAGTTCCACATCAGGGATCGGGCTGGTAATCCAGTCTGTGTCTGCAAATGCAGTAAGCCTATCAACGTTAGGGGCGAAGATGTAGTAACGTGTCAGGTTTGCCACCTGCACCGCTCCGGCCCGCACCTCGATGTACGCTGTGGTGTCGGAAGTAGATCCCGGATCCACAGTGAACACCAGCTGCCGGGAACCGGCAGCTGCGGCAGATACTGCAGTTGCTCGCAGGGAGACGATGCGGTAGTACCTATTTGTCGGCACCGTGATGGTTTTCTCCATGGCGATACCGGGGATGGCACCAGTTGTATCGTCTACACCTGTGCTGCTGTCACTCAGATAGATTGTTCTGTATTCATAAGCCATTAGTTCATTCCACCTCGCGCCTCTACAACTAGCCTTACATCAAAGGAATCGCTGGAGGCATCTACGTTCGCACTATCGAACAGACGGATACTATGACCTGGGGGAATCTCCATGTCTGGGATCTGGATAGAGAGCCAATCCGTGTCAGCTACGCTGGTCATACGAGCTGCCCCATCGAAGAACATCAGGTACCCTACAGCACTGGCAGCAAACACAGCCCCGGCCCGAACATCTGCGTAGGGCGTTCCATCAGTGCTGGCAACAGTGAGCTGGATCTCCCTATTGCCTACCGTATCGGATGCTGTAAGAACGCACCGTGCCGCCTTGAGCTTCCATAGCCTGTTAGTTGGGACGGTAAAGGATTTGTCATTTCCTGCCGATGTGTCGGACAGATAGATAGTTCGATACTCATGGCCCATACTTAATACACTCCCGGAATGTTCAACGCAGCTGCATCATCCTGATTGGTAACGCTGCCGAACTCTGTGTCGATCTCATTCCATTTCTGTGCGAGCTTATCCGCTCGCATCTGCTCTTCAAGAGCGGCGGATCTAGCTCGGTTCTCTGCCTCGGCTCTCTTCATGTCATCGTATCGACGTGCAAATGGCTCTGGGATTGTGTGCTGCCCAGGTGGTAGCACCATACCGACGCCCATGATGTTGATATAGATGGGCTCAAGTATCATTCCCTTATCCGTCATCACTGGATTGCCGGAAACGAAGACAGTTCTCTTGGGTCCGTTCTTGATGATTTCCTTGAACTTTTGCTTCTTAATCGAGGCATTGGCACGAGCATATACGATAGCATTCTGCACCATCTGTGCGCCTTGTGCCCTAACCTCTTCAAGCTTCTCGCCTCTGGGCGTGTACTTCTCGTGCTTCTCCCACAGTCCCTGAATGAACTTGTCCTTGTTCTCTTCATACCTGCGCTCGGCGTCTTTCATCTTGGCCGCACGTGCCCGAAGTTTGTTCAGGGTCTCTACCTGATCTGGATCATTCAAGATAGATGCATCCCCCTTCAGGAGACGGTCCATTGCAAGTGCCAGCTCAGCAGCTTCTTCTGGGTCAGCAGACACGAGGCCCTGTAGATATGCAGCTACGGCTGGGTCTTCTCCCTTGCCGTCCCAGCGCACCTTGCCACGCATCATTTCTCGCTCTTGCTGTAGAGCTCGTGCCTTTCGCTTTCGTCTGCTCATTACTCTCCCTCAGCCTTCTTGAGTGGGTCGGCGTTCATGACGGCAGCCACGAGTTGGTCATCTGGATCCTGGTTATCCAGGTACCGGATGAACTCGGCCAGTATCTTCTGTCTACCGTGCAGTGCATTCACCATACTTGCGGCATCAAACTCCGCCTGGAATGTCTCCTGTCCAGTCTTCTCCAACTTATCCCGCTCAGTGTCTTCCAACTCTTTGCCCTGTAGGACTGGAATGATGTCCTCCTGCTTCATACTGCGCCGTCCTCTTGCAACATGCAACGTTTGCAGAGCCTCAGCTCGTTCCTTATTAATCAGCCCCCATCGGAACTCAAGCAGCTGACGATTGATAAGGATCTCTTCATCTCCCTTACTGGCGGCCTCAATGTACCGGATGAGATCTTCAAGCTCTTGAACGCGGCCCCATTCCACATTCAAATCCCTGGCCAGCTCAATCTCTTTCTGAAATAGGACTTGTGCCTCTTTCAGTTTGTTGCCACTTTCCAAGAACTTGCGCTGCTCCGATACATCTCTCACCTCTTTGAGGAGAGCTTCCTTCTTTGGTAGTATCTCTTCGAGCACGGATTGGATGTGAGACTTTCCAATAACCCGTGAGACTTCGTATCCATACAGCTTTCCAGCTAGGAGCCTGGACTTGTATGGCACTGTCACTTCTATGCCACGCCCTCTGGCGTATCCGATCCAGAACTCGGTTGAGCCCTTTTGATACTGGAACTCTGTGAAGGTAGCCATATCGAAGCCATAGACTTCGATGCGTCCGTATGGAGGGTCGTCAAGCTTCCATCCCTCCGGCCTATGCTCCTCAATCACAAGCATAGCCATGGCGCACATGTAGGCAAAGGTCGAGGTCATATAGAACCTCTCGGCCTCTTCCCCAGTTGGGAGGAGCTCTTTTGGTCCGGGGAACCGTGCCCTGATTTCATCCATGGGCAACTCTACGCTTGAAGGAATGTCCGGGTGGACTTCCTGCATGTAGATTGGGTGGCCATGATCCTGTTGCAGCCATTCCCAATGCTCCTTGGCGGCAGCCGTTCCTGTCTTGGTAAAGTCCCACCGCTTGTGTATCTGAAACCAGCGGTCCCACCTCTTCATGTAGGAGGTGCGATGGCGATGGGCCTCATTCACACCCCAGATTTCTACCCTGTCGTCATCCATAGGTGCAAGATGACGAGATGTTGGGGAGAACCCAACGATGGCGATGGTCTTTTTTCCGTCTCTCAACTTACGAAAAGCGGCGTCAGCCTCTCGGCTCCATGACTCCAGAACCGATGCAGACGCCTGCTCCTTGAGAGCTTTATCCTCAAACTCTTTTTCGTCCATAGTAGACTAAGGTCTCCGGGCCGGGGAAGCGGCGGAGAACCGCCTCCCCAGCCTTCTACGACAGGATTATGTTTACGTGCTGTTGACCCATGACTGGGATTCACTGAACGGGCGATAGGTCAGCCAGATATCCAGATTCCCTGCAGCGGGGGCAACAGGCTTGGCTCCCTGAGTAACAATGTAAGCAACGATCTTGCTTTCACCAGTGCTATCGAAGTTCACATCGATCTTGCCATTGCCTGTGGAGCCCAACTGCGCCTGGCCCAGAACACCGTACTTCCGGTAGTTAGACGTATCTCCAAGCAGGATCATGGGGTTCGACATCTCAGAGTCAGCCCAGGCTGCGACTGTCTGCCACTCAAGTGAAACCACAAGGGTGCCAGCAGGCAGGCTGAACAGCTCTAGCTCTCCAGTGCTGGTGTCATAGTTGATGCGATCAGCCCGAATCTTGTACGTTTGAAGTTCAGAGATGGGCTTCTCAGGCCAGCCAGGGTAGCCAGGGCGTCGTGCATTCTTGATAGCCATATCTTATTCTCCTGGCTCCTTTACGTTGACAGCGTGTTCTTCTGCGAGCCCATGAGCATGTACATAGCGTACACCTCAAGAACGCCCGTAGCAGGAACCGCGCCACCAACTGTGGCGGTTAGGTTAAGCGGAGCCCCAACTGTGTCAGCGATCATGGTTCGACCATGTTGAGCATACGCAGGGGCCGAAGTCGTGTCAGCAGCGATATCTGAATCGCCGGGGCCGACAGTCAGGCCGCCCCACACTCCACGTGACCAGTTGATTTCGGTATCGGTGACGGTTGCACCAACATTCGCAGCCGCATTCGACCAGCCATCGGCATCGTCCGAGTCGCCGATAGTCAAGGTTAGAGAAGCTGTGAATGGAGTAACAATGCGCCAACCAACATCGAAGACATACGAGTCATGCTGGAACTGAAACAGGCTTAGAACCGCAGCCGAGTCTCCAGATCCGATGATGACATCGTACTGGTTGGTATCCGCAGTTGTATCAGCAGCAACAACGCATTTTGCAACGCGCATGTTGCTGACCGACATATCCTCAGATGCGATAGGGATCGTGATAGTCATAGTGACCCCCTATTACGAAGACAGCTGTGAGTAGATGCAGTAGAAGATCGCTCGTCCCGCAGCCGGGGTAGCACCGCTGAAGTCGGCCTCGATTACGCCGGTGGACTGGTAATACCGCCCGCCCTGCATAGCATAGATGTGGACCGTAGAGGCATCCGAAGAGCCCTGAGTCAATCCAGCATCAGTCGAGGTGGCCCCGATATCGGCAGCCTCAAGCCAGCCATTCACATCGCTGGTGTCTCCGACATCAATGGTGACAGACGCGGTGAAGGCGGTTTCGATGACACACAGCACGCGGTGGACAAACGTCCCAGCCGCCACATCCCAGAGAGCAAAGTCTTCGGTAGCGGTCGAGTTGAGAACGATGTCTTCGTCACCGTCCGAGCTGGTAGCACCAACGATCTGACGATCAATCTTCAAGCCTCGCGGCCAGACATCCCACTCACCGATGCCCGGTAGTCGCTTGCTAGTCTTTCCAGAAGCAGCCATTATCTTTCTATTCTCCTTGTAGGATTAGCCTTCAATCCTATCCTTAGCTAAACGAGTTCAGGTGCTCAAGAACACGGATCCAGTTGGCATTCAGCACGGACTCGCCGTGGTAGACCTTCCAGCCAACAGTACCGCGCTGCTTCAGAGGATCGAAGCCTTGTTCGCCTAGGTCGTAGATCATCAGCGCGACAGGCTTGACTTCGGTTCCGGTCAGGCCGATCACGTTTTCGACCCCGCCACCGTCCACGTTCAGGTTCGGGACATGCCCCATGAAGCCAGCAACGCCATAGCTCTCAGCGCCGATGAACAGCATGGTGTACACATCTTCGGTCGAGTTCTGCCCACCGTCAACATAGACGCGGGCGTTCGAGGAGATGTACAGTTCACAGTCCAAGATGATGCCCAACAGTCCATTCCGCATCGACTCAGGAGCCGACTTAGTAATGAAGGCGTTGAACGTAGGATCTGTGAAGAACGCTTCCAGGGTGTACGGGTGGATGATGCACTTGTAGAAACTGTCAACCTTGCGGGCATTCGCAGCCAGCAATTCGACGTAGTTCTGGATCCAGTCCACAAATGCAACCTTGTCATTCATCAGGTCCAGCTCGGTCCGAGCCGTAGCTGCACCAGAGTAGTCAGCGGTCGCATTCGAGGTCATGGTGTTGCGGATGATGGTGTCAACGGTCAGCCCGCACTGGTCCCCCAGGAGGCCCGACATCACGGAGATGACAGGGTCGTAGGAGGTCAGGTCGTGGCGGTCGGTGAAGCCCATCCACGAGCCATAGGCAGCGGGGGTAATCGTGACAGTCGTTGGGTTGGTAGCCGCAATCTCTCCTGGCGTACTACCTTCCACGAGTGCATTCGTGGCCGCCGAGAGAGTTGCATATCGGCGCATCGAGTAGATATTGAATCCCTTGTACTCAGCCACTTCAGCCCATCGACCGTGAATCAGTCGTGGGGCCGCACGGGTAAGCAAACGCTTCTCATCAAGGGTCATGATAGCGTTCGTTAGATCAGTTGCATTAAAGCCAGCCATCTCAGCCTCTATAGTCTAGTCTTGGGCTGGCCTCAAGTTGTTAGTTTAGGCTTACGTTCCCCGCTGAAGGGCGATCCGCTCGGCCTCAACTCGTGCCAGCTCAGTTAGCTTTTCCCTGACATGCGGGTTGCGTTCGGCAAGCTTGAACACATCCTCATCTGTCAGTTGTCTCCCCGCCTGTTCGGACAATCCCTTACGGATGTCCTCAAACGTAGCAGCAGTTGACGGGGTACCACTGTTGCTCGTCACTACGGGGGTAACTGGAGGCCGCGGTTGCGGTGTGCCAGCCGGTGCCGGTGTTGCCGGTGCAGCTGGTGCCTTGTCCATCTGTGCGAGCCTTTCATTCAAGGACTGCACATGCTTGGTCAGGGCGTCTGTTCCAGACTGAGCCAGGGCTTCTGGGGTTGACCAGTCGAGATTCTCTGCCTTCACACCCATGCTAGTGAACCACTGAGCATAGGTATTCATGTTGGCATACGCTTCTCGGGCCGCTCGCTCTTCATTGATCCGCTCTTCCATCTGTGATACACGATTTCGGAGTAGATCGCGCTCATACTCACCGCGCTCTTTCTCGTCCATGCTGGACATGAAAGCCTGTGAGATTTGGTCCTCGTACTCCCTCTTTTCCTGTTCCCAGCGTCGCTCACGCTCTGACTGCTGGCCCATCAGGGAAGACTGGAGACGGGAGATGTTGCGCTTGTGCTCAGCCTCGATTTCCGCTATACGAGCCTCAATGTCGGCGGTCGATCCGGTTCCTTCTGGCGGCGTGCTGGGTGCTACGGGTTCCGTAGGTCCTGCGTCCTGGGGTACTGGGGGTTTCTCAGATCCCGGAACTGGCGCGCCAAAGGGCAGTTCACCTGCCATTCTGCACCTCCGTGCGATTCAATTGGTATGGTTCAGCCTAACATAACTTACGCCAATCGCGCAATAGTTATGTCAAGTGTTATTTCTTTGGTGGGAGACCCAGGCCCTCTGGCTCAAACTGTCCGGGCCAGTATTTCTTGGCCCGCTCATTCAGCCCAAGCGTGGGGGTGATGATAGGCTCCGCATCTTCGTTTTTGGCTGCAAGGTTCGTCAGGTAGTCCTCTACCTGTGGCGGCAGGACCGTGCCACTATCTACCAGCTTGGCTACTTCCTCGGCCATAACCGGACCAATCCTGTCCAGCAACCACTTAGGCCACACAGGTTGCCTGCTTGGAGCAGTTCTACCAATCTGGTGCGTACCTAAGAACCTTGGGTCTATCGTGGATCTCTGGCCGAACGGGGCAAACCCTCCAGGTGGAGATGCACGCTTTGCACTGCCGCCCCCTCCACCTGTGCCACCCCCTCCGCCAGCGCCGCCACCTCCACCCCCACCGCCAGATGTGGTAGATGCAGCCTCTGGGTCGATATAGTAATTGGCCCACAGGGGGAACTGCTCTCCATACTGGTCCCTCATCTCCCTGTACTTCTCGATACGAGCGTAGTCGGAGGCTCTATTCCTGCGAAACTCTGTCCGCTCGCTGGAGCTCAGTCCAAAGTAATACGCCTGCAGCTCATAGATGTCATCACCAAGTGCCCTAGTAACAGCCTCCTTGAACTTAGTGTTCAAGTCACGAGCTTGAGCCCGCTCTTCCAGCTCTGGTCGAGTCAAATCATCCAGGCCCATAATCTTGGCCGCCCGTTCAATCTTAGTCACAACATCCTCCAGCCATTCCCTGCTGGCACTGGATGGGAGCTCGATCTCTTTTGTCATTTGAGATGTAAGAGGGTTGTAGATGACATCCAGATCCCCCTCATCCCCACCAACAGAGCGGTAAGCGTCCATGAACTTGCCGTACTCCTGCCCCGGAGCAATAAGGGACAGGGTATCGAATGCCTTATTCAGGAGCGGACGCAGTGGTCCGGCAGTTTCTGCCAAGCGTTCCTCTGGAGTGTTGATGTCTCGTCCATCAAGAGCCAGCTTGATCTCCTCTGGAGCGAACCGGTCGCCGTACTCCTTACCGATCCACTCTATATACTGTTCTACGGTTGGAGTGCCGTCATTCTCCCACTGCTTGTAGAAATCCATCTCGGCCAGATGTCGCTTCTCTGTTCCATCCTTACCTTCTACAGCCTTCCAGTATCCGTCGAGGTAATACTTCCCATGTACAAAGTCTATCGCTTGGTAGATGCTGTCGTTCTCTTTGACATATGAATCGTAGCCGTCTTTAGTCGTCTCAGCCAACAACAGCCCCCAGAAGTTGTCTGGCTTCACATCTGTATCTGCCCATTCCTTCTTGGAGATCATGTCATCGAAGCCTCGCATCAAGTGCTGGGCTGTAACAGGCAGGTCCTCCAGCCATGTGTTGTATTCAGCCTGCCATTCGTCATAGGTCTGCCCATCATCCACATTCCAGTCAGGTGCAATGTTACGCAGGGCCTCGAACCACATCTCTCGAATCTGGTTGTAGACTACAGCTGTAGGCTTGTATCCAATGTAGTTGTTGGTTCGTAGAAGTAGCATCTGGGCTTCTTCGTCGAAGACCGAAGTGGCCATTGTTGATGCATACTCATCATAGTACGTGGCCTTCAACTTTCCAGACGCCCCAACAGGGAGAGACTTGAGACCCTTGTACAATGTCTCTCGTGCGTTGGCTGCAGCCTCATACGTTGCATCAATCTTCATATCCGCCTGGATACGGTTCTGCAGCATCTTCAATCGGTCTTCCCCAAACAGCTGGGTCCGGCGCACCTCGCCATCAATCTCTTCCTCGGCCACAACATAGCCGATGATCGTTCGCAGATTGTAGAGGTAGCCCTCTGGAGAGTTGTATCTCTCGTCAAGGTAGTATTGCCAACGCCGCTCTGGGTCCATATCCAAGCCGAACATCTCCACTTGGATCTCGCTGTTCAAGCTCTCACGTAGGACATTCAGCTCTCGTCGTAGTCTTTCAAGCTCTGCATCCCCTGTCGTGTATGGCTTGGCGTAGATGCCAGTGAAGTAGCCTAGAAGATTTCCCTGCCACTCCTTGGACTCTAGCTGGTCCCTGGCTGTCGTCCATAGGTCCAGTGCCTCTGGACTCTCGGAGCGAACTGAATACTGCAGCGACTGCCCCACCAGCGCAGCCAGACGCCTCTTCTCTTCTAGGTCTCCCATTTCCCCCATAGCTTGCAGGGCATTGACGAGAACCTGACGCTCAATCAGGTAGTCTCGGAAGTGGAGCTCTGGATCCAAGGTGTTGGCCACGAAGTTCGCCACATCTCCCGCATCCTTACCAAACTTCCTGGTTCTCAAAGCGGATGATAGAGACCTCATCCACGATGGAGGCAACAGTTTGGTTTGTGGAAGGATGCCGTATCTGTAGGTCTTGTACGGGTTGAGCCAGTTCATTCCATACAGGATGGTAGCCAGCCACGGATGAACACCAACTCCCATGAACTGTCCGGTTTGGACAACATAGTTGAATACGTCTTCGATAATAGAGGTCTCTGCTCCAATCTCATCTTGAGCCCAATCTGTAGTTGGGAACACATAGCGCAGGGATATTGGGGCAAGCGGATTCACCCACATGTCCGTGCCAGGGAGTGGAACGTATCCAACAAGAGACCGTCTCTGATTCCCCTGCATATCCACAGCCCCACGCATGTAGGCGTAGCGTCGGCTGGTCTGCATGTACTTGAAGTAGAAGGCAGTGATCTCCGGGTGGATCATCATGGTCTCAATCCACATCGGGACCGACCGCCACTGGAATCTCAGAAATGGGAAGAAGGTACGCATACCCTTCAGGAGCTTCGTCTGCGTCGAGTAGTCAATCATCACCTTATTGGTGATAGGGAGTGCACCGTCGAACACCTTACCAAGGAAGCGGCCCTTCTCATCCCATCCAGAGAAACCTGCAAAGTGTTCACTCCCCTGCTGCACAACCTCCAGACCCTGCTGAAGCAGACTGGAAATTTCATCTGCTGCCTTCAGAGCGGACTCGGCAGTGGCTGGATCATACTGACGGACTGTAGCTCCACCTTCCTCTAACATGCCTAGTACAGAGCGGCGGATATCGTCATATGCTTGAGTCAAGGCTTCCTGTGCTACATTGACATCAGCGGACGCATTGAAGAAGGTTCTTGTTCCCTCATCAATCATGCCGAGATTCGGGAATGGCATGTCCACAACATCCAGCAACCCGCGCTCCAACAGCGTGCGACGATAAGCCTGCCGTGCTTGAAGCAGTTGCAGCTGAAGTGTCTTCATCTTTGCTTGATCAGCTGGCACGGTCGATGCACGGAGTGTTCGGATCTTGCCCTCAGCCCAAGCCTCAAAGTCTTGGAATGTTCCGTCTTTCGCCGCTTTATAGTTAAGCCTTAACTCGGGGTTGGCTACAACCGCCTGCCACGCTGTTTGGATCTCAGGGTCGGCAGCTGTTCCAGCCTTTGCTGCGGCTACAGCTTCTGCTGCCTTCTTATCTGCGGCAAAGTTCTTTGCTTGTTCTAGCCAACCTGCAGCCTCAGTGGATGTAGTTCCTCCAGGATTGAAGAACTCTTGCTCCATCTGATACACCATCTGACGAGCCCGCATCGGCTGACCCGGTGCTTGCTGCGTCGCCCACTGCTTTACATGAGGCTTGAGATCCTCCCATTGAGTCTCAAGCTGGACAGATTCCGCAAACTTGACACTTGCCGCTTCATGTGCAACTTCTGCCGCCTGCTGTGCTTCAGTAGGTAGGGCCGCAGCTTGTTCTGCTGTCTGCTCTACAGCCTGCCCTGGAACTTCTTTGGTGAGAGATTCATACAGCTCTCCCAACGTTGTCCGTGTAGTGTATGCACCAGCATCATCTAACCCATCAACACTGATAGGTGTGTTTGGGTCCAACCCGTGATCTAGCAGCTTCTTAGAAAGGCTCCGAAGAGTATCATCATCTTCCCTTAGATATGCACCTTCTGGGCCTGACTTTCCAAAGATATTCCACCTTGGAGGACGATCTGGATCCGGTGGAATTCCCAGAGCCTTGCCTAGTTCGGCCTCGAACATTGCATACTCGACATCATCTGGGTCCAGCATTCCAGGTGGGTAAGAGTCAATCTGGACGAATCGCTTGTTGTGGTCCATATAGCTCATGAGCTGTAGTTCTTTAGCCTGTGAGCTGTTAGGGTCGAACCACAAGGCCCTCAATTCTGGGGAATCATACAGGATTCCATGGACATCATTGCCGAACAGCATCTCTCCAGTTTCTTTATCGTATAGACCTACGATCCGGCGATTATCCCTTCTGGACTTGGCAACAAACTCAGCAAAACTTGTCTCTTGAACAACATCGTTCACGCCGCCATAAAAGACTCGAATCTTTGGAGTTACAGGTGGAGGGGGTGACACAATACCAGAGACAGCGGCGGCGTCTCCTCCACCCTGAAGGTTGCGAATGGCTCGCCGCATCTCGTTCGATGAGATGAGCGGCTCATCCATGAATGCCATGTTCCAATCCGCGGGGGAGCCTGAGCCGTTAGCATGCAAGAATGCGGGGATGTTTCGTCGTCCCTGGTTCGCATCTGTCCATACAATCTTGACCCGCTCAACACCTTCAGGGTAAGACATAGAGATGACGCGGCCATCATCGGCTACCTCGAATTGGAAGCCAATGTCTTCCCACAGCTGCCTTAGAGTTGGGAACTCATTTTCCATCAGGCGTCGCGAGAGCTCCGCATAGTCTCCAGATTCGGTCAGCCTGATTAGATTATCTACGTATTTGCGGCTAAGGGTATCGAAAGTCCTACCTTTGAGAACGAACCACTCGTCCCAGTATTTTGTCGCCTTGACCCCAGTGCCGACATTGGCAGGGTTCCTTGGACCCTTCGGCCCATACATAAGGAAGTCACGATACGGTCCTCGACGGAACTGGTCTAGAGCATCTACAACTTGATCCACGTAGACACGGGCCGTTTCCATCTCAAGTGGAACTTCCGCACCAGCAACCTTCATCTCCAGGATCTTGGCTTCCAAGGAGCCTCGAACTTCCGTCCATAGTCGGCGCTTGGACGCCCATGTGCGTGCAGTTTCCTCGGAGAGTGCCCGAACTCTGGATATCTCCGCCGCAGATGGACCCCCTCCAGGACCCGCCCCTGCATAGGACAGGCGGAACTGGTCCACATCGAAGTCCACTTCGTCTCTAACAATCGCAGCCTCTTCAGCAGCTGGCAAAGATTCCGAAGGTGGAGTATCCGGTACCGCACCCTCAACAGCAGTGCGTGGCGTTTCAGATACTGGGAGCCCTGCACCGGGTTCCGACTCCCCAACTGGGTGCCAACGAACCTGTCCTTCTTCAAACTTTGTATACTGGTAGGCTTCCTCTACGACTTCGTTGCCTCTAGCTGTGTCATCAGCGATGGCAGCGGCCCTACCAGCCTGATACTGCTCCTCTGTTACATAGGTGACAGAGACTTTGCGGGCATCGCCGCCAGCTCTCGTCAGAGCCTCGCCGAAACTATCAGTCCCCCAGCCACTAATACCGACCTCTCCGGGCATTGGCGCATTGTATACAGGCTTCAGTCCTATGGCACGAGCAGCCTTTTCATTCTCGCTAACAACTGTGAAAACTGTCTCATCTGCCACAGCTGCAGCTTCTGCCGCGGGACCTTCTGCCTGCTCCAGCATCTGCTCGGCAGTTGGAGCCATAGGTGGATCGCTCAACTTGGCGGCTTCATCTAGACCCCCCATGGACTGATCCAAGGATGCAGCGGTCTCCTGGATATTGGCCGCCCGTTCATCAGCTCGGCGGATCAACTCATCGAAGTAAGCATTAACATTCTTGGGATTCAATTCTCCGGCCTGCTGCATAGCACGCAAACCTTGTGCCACATCATTCATGGCAGAGCGAGTGATGTCTGGTCCTACCAATGCCTCTAGGCCCTGTGTGATGGCATCATCGATCAGAATACTCGGGCCAGTAACACGGCCAGTCATGACCTCTCCCACCAACTGGCGCAGCTTCGGCCCTTGGTACTGGTGCTCGTACATACCACTCAGAATAAGCCTACGGACCTCTGGGTCAATGACACCATGACTCTGTAATACGTCTTCGGCCCTGTTCATGATTAGACCGAATGCCCTATTCCATTGAATGTTAAAATGATGCTCATACAAACGAGCGCGCCATCCCGCTTCAAGAACGCTATTGATAGCACCCCATCCAGATGTCCACTTTTCAAACACATTCTTCCCAGCGGCACGTTCCCACCCCAACTTAAACACACTGGCCATGCCCGCTCGGGTTGGTACTTGGCCGGAGATGATCTGTCGGGTAAGGTCCACATCAAGGAGCCCTTCAGAGCTGGCCCACGAATCAATCAGTTGCTCCAGGAAACCTTGGAAGGAAGAGTGCTTGTTCCAGATTCTTTCAACGTCATCGAACGGATTGGCACCATGAATGATAGCCCTGATCATAGAGTCAAAGTAGTTCCATACAGTAAAGCCAGGACGGGCAGTTAGCAAGAGCTTGACGTGCGTGCTCCAGATCTTGTTTTGGATCTGACTGATGGTTTTAACCCACCATGTCCTAGATGGTTCCAGGAACTTACGCGCTTCATCCTTAACACCAGCACCGAGTAGGCGGGAGACTGTTCCCATAGGGCCTTCATCCAGGATAGGAGCTCCCTGCCACGCTTTCTTGTTCTCTAGAATCAGAGATTGAACCTTGCCTGGGACCGTTCGGAGAACATCGTCTGCATGTGTGACATCTTCATCAAGCAATCTAGTGAGAGCAGCAATCGCTTCATCTAGGTCTCTTGGCGTGATGTTTGCGCTGGACTCCATCATCGCCCGCACCACACCGTCTATGAACTCGATGTGGTACTCGTTGATCCCCATTTCCAAGAGACGATCCAACTTAGCAGCCAATACCTCAGCTGTTGCGGGTTGGACCCTCTCTTTGACAAACCGGAGAGCCATCTCAATGGCTTTCCCGGCCTCGGACACATTACCATCAGAAGATCGAAGAGCGGCGCGCCAGACCTCATTGAACTTGTGACCCATACGCCCGGCTGCCGACGACAAGGCTTCTGCTTCTAGAACACGAATCAGCCACTTGCCAGGACGCGTCAAACCTACAGCCTCCTTTCCAAGACCGACCAAGCCCTTGACGGGCTTGAAAAGGATGGCCTCAAAGACTTGGCCAGGTATGAGGTTTAGCGGATCGAACACCAAGTCCCCAGCAAATTCGTATGCCGGGTTGACGAAGTGGTTGCTGAGTTCCTCGACTTCCCATGCCTCGAGGGGGCGTCCAAGCTGGGCCATAGATTGAGCCCAGGCATTCTTGAACTGCTCTTCCAGCTCATCGCCCTTTGGATCCATAGGCCATGTATAACGGAAGGAGAATGATGGAATGTCCGTTCGTGCTACGCGGGCATCTATCCAGTCGCGAGACGCATCAATAGCGTCTTCTGACCACTTCGTCAGCTGCTCATCTGTTGCAAGGAGCCTTCCTTCCTGTATGGATCTTCGACTAAGCTCTAGCCTCTCAAGAGCATTGTCCTCTGCACCCACCAGTGGGAGATTGTGTTCCGCAGAGCGTGCAGCATATGCACCAGCGCCAGCACCCTTGGCCATTGGTTCGGGCGGGCCAGCCTTGGCTGCTTCTATATTCTCCTTATACACTCTCCATGACTCGTTAACATGCTGGATAGCCTCATTGGCATCCTTAGCTGCTCCATGAGTTGTTAGGTACACCCATGGGCGAATGTTCTCAATGCCGCTCTCCTTCTTGAGCAGGTCATCTACAATTGCCTCAGAATCGTCTCGATCCCATCCAAAAGCTGTAAGCTCATCTATAGCTGTGTCCCGATCTGTATTAGGGTCGATGCGCAGATGGGCACCCTGCATGACAAAAGTGAGCGGCCAAGTAAGACCCCTCCACAAGATCCCAGCTCCCTCGCCTGCAGCACGCCATGCTAGAGATACAATGGAAGCGCCGAGGTCAAGCTCTCCGTAGTCCCTCTCTCGCTCTGTCTCCCATATAGCATGTGGATATCGGACAGTGATATTGGCTAGTCTTTCAAAGTCCTTTAGGAAAGTGGACGGTCTGCCACCTGGGAGATAAGAGCCCAAGTCACCGCCGTACTGCCACGTAACAGGAGTCGGCTCTCCAGTTGGGCCTGTTACCAGAACGCGTACAGGACCCTTTCCAATTTCAGCTAGGAGCTGTTCCTGCTCGGTCAGCAATTCGTTCACTCTGGCCGGGGACACAGGTCCAGAGCTTAACTCCGCTTTAATCTCAGACTCGACTTCTTGTAGTCTCCGTACCCGTTGAGTATTAACTGTAGCATTACTGATGTTAGATATAACTTGATCTGTGGTGAGGCCCTCAACATCATAGGAGCCATATGCGGCCAATTGAACACGTCGGTCTATGGATTCCAGCTCCTGTATAATTGCCCGTCGTCGAGCCGGGTTTGGTCCTCCTGGGCCACCAGGCTGCGGTCCAGCTGTCCACTGTGACATAATCTGATCCAGCTCCGCATCAAGAGCTTGCCTCTTTTTTGCGAGCAGGCGGATGTATGCCTCATTTCGCTTCTGCTCTTCTGGATTTGTAGGTGGGGGGAGTGGAGCCGAGACAGAGCGCGGTACTCTGCTGCTCTTTGGCTGCCTAGCCATATAGTTCTGGTAAGCCTTAACCGCAACCTTGGTACCAGACGTGACACCTTCAATCCTACGCCAATCGTCAGGACGAACACTATCAACAGACTCCAGCCCACTCATCCCGTAGACGAGTGGGACGGATGTCTTATCAATAGTAACGTCCCGCTTTACTGGGTCGAAGTAGAGAGGGAGATGGGTAGGAGAGAAGGTGAAGCCTGGGCGTCCAGTCTCTTCGTCCCACCAAGCATAAACTCTATCACCAATGTTCGGTTCGGTGACAGCTGCCTGTTGACGTTGGTCCACATACTGCTGCGGACTGACTGGCTCAGCACGTGGTAAAGAGGTAGGTACTGGCGTGCTGGTCTTCTTACCAAGGAGCTTCATCCACTCCAGTGGGTTAAATGCCATAAATTGTGTACCTCAGATGTTACTCTTCGACTTCTGCTTCTTGGCCGGTGGTCGTGGTAGCTTCAACCTTCTTGGGCCTGCCACGTGGTTTAGCCGGTTTGACATCTTCAGCGGACGGTTCAAAGGCAAGCTCCAGTAGGGAGATCAAGTCGTTCCCATAGTGATGCGTGCTGATAACCTTCCAACCCTGACCGCCCAGGCTGGTCAGCCGCTCGGTGGCAGCCTTGACACCGTTCAGCGGGACCCTTTCCAGTCGGTACTTGTACTTCATTGTTGGCCTCCTTAGCCAAAGAATAAGGGGTTGATGCCCCCAAGTCGGGTGCCGCCAGTAGGCGACGACATCTGCTTGATAAGTGGAGATTGCGAGAAGAACGGCATCGCAAACATACGAGCGACCGCCGCAGCTGTTGCAGTCTCTTGAGACTGTCCCTGCGACAGAAGCGGATCCAAGGCCCCAAGCATAGCCTGCTGCTGTGTCTTCGTCATACGGACATCTGGATTCTTAACATCTGTACCGTATCGCCCAACAGCATTGATGACGTTTTGTAGATAGGTGTATCCAGGCCCCAACTTCCATCTGTTACCTTGAACCGTAGCCTCTCGCATCCTGGACAGAGCATCTAGTGCTCCTTGGGCGCGTGCTGTCGATTCAAAATACCTTCGATTGATTGGCGTCAGTCCACTCTGCGAGGACGCCATGATCGTGTCCCAGTCGAATGGAGCGCCGCCAACTTCTGCCGGGAGCTTCTCTCCCTTGTAGTAGCTAAAGGCGTCTGCAGCTGTGGTATAGAGTTGTGCCGCCGCATTCCTCTGATCTTCTGGACTCAGAAACGGAAGCATGGTGTTGAGGAACATTAGGGCCTGAACATCTGGGCGCTCTGCTTCTGAGACATCCTGGGGTCGGAGCGGCACCCACCAATTCGGTGCCATGCCCCTCGGGTCCCTAAGAGATTCATCAATTACCCACTGGATATCATGGAGGGGTTTCAGCTCTGGAGGAGCTGAAGGCATTGCAGGAAGTGGATAACCACCTCCACCACCACCCGACGACAAGTTGTTTAGGTAGGCGAGGGAACCACCGAACTGGCCATAGGACTCCCCAGTAACATTGGGAAGCCAACTGCGAGTGGGATCCAAGCCCGCATACAACTGGTTGACATAATCCTTATACTGCGGTGCGGTACCATAGTTTCCAAATCCGATACCCGCACTAGCCGTTGGTTTTCTGCCGGCAGCTGCAGCCTGTAAAATCGCTTCGAGGGGATCGTAGGTTTTCTTTGGGGCTACATATCCAGCGCCTTCAGTTATCGGCATTATCGCACCTTCTTTACTTGGTTCATTCGAGCTTCCATCTCTTTAATGTACTGGACCGTTGCATCCATTCCCAGATCTTCCTGCATTGCATTGAAGTCTTCATCCTTCAGCTTAGAATATGAGATAAGCTGGGGATCTGTTTCCATTCCCAAGGCTTCCCTCATTTCTTTAGCACCCTCAAAGAATGCCCGCTTCAGAACATGCACATCATCTTTGTGTCCCATTAGAAGCCCTCCATACCAGGGGCTGCATTAGCGATATTAGCCATGCCTTCGTCCAAGCTTTGGCCTGGTGGCTCTCCACCTGCCTCCTGTGGAGTTGGCTCTCCTGTCGGTGAGGCCAATCCTAATGGTTGCTCTGGTGACGGAGGTGCTCCAGCTGGGGCTGGAGCTCCACCACCTTGAGGCATCAGCATCTGCTGAAGCGCAATGGCAGCAGCCTTATCTCCTGTCTGTGCTAGTTCCATCAGAGTATTGATTATCCCGTACTGGATCATGGCCGGATGATTCAAGGCCATATCCCGAAGCCTGCGCTTGCGCTCATCGTCTGGCTGATCGATGTCGTAGTATCGCTCCATGCGCGTTGACTCTGACAGAATGTTTGCAGTCTGTCCGCCCATCGCATGGTTACGGACCTTCTCGTTCGGAAACTCGGGCTTGATCTGTGCCTTCACCTTGTAGTCAGCCAAATGGGGCGCGAACACTTGATCCGCAAAGTCCTTGCCCCTAAGCTGTCCATAAACACGGATAACCGCATCAGCCCCATACTCGGCAGCAATCTTCAGGGCCTTCTGTGCCCAGTTCGACAACAGGAATTCGAGATGCTTGACTGGCTGCTCAAGTCGGATCCGGTTCGTGTCTGCCATTTGGCTTAGAGCATATCCAGCGATCTGGCTTGGACCGGATCCAAATGCCACATCGGAGAAGCCGGACTGCTGAGACCTACGCAGCATGAAGTCGATCATCTTGTCCACGTCTGGCGGAGAGCCGGGCCAGTCAGCAAAGCCGATACGCTCTCCCTGTTGGAGTTCTAGAACATTCCCGAAGATAGCATCCACCTGAACAGGGGGACGAGATGCCATCTGCTCGATGGTCATTGGCAGGGAGGAGTAAACGTTAATTAGACGAGTCCGCCTATTGGTCAGCTTCTCAAGATGCTCGATGGTTGTCTCCATCGGGCGCATAATGTTGTGACCCCAGTCCTTCGGATCGTCCTTACTCACCGGCTTGAAGAACCCAACAGAGAAGGGCAGGTCACTGTAACCTGTATTGTGGAGCGGCCAAATGACTTGATCCTCAAACGTAAGACCGTGTTGAACAACGGTCTTCTTTCTCATCTCGCCACCCATGCCCATAGGCTCTACAGTTGGAGTGGCAAGCTGCCCAGCATCGGAAAATGCAGATGTCTGTGGGCTCGCTCCAAGCTCTGGAACGGATGGGATATCCACCTCCGCAAGACGCCAGAAGTCTATGAGCTTCCCCTTAGTAGATGCCTTCTGCTCCAAAGTCATATGCGCCCACTTGGGGAAGCGAACTCCATAGGTTGACTCTGCATCATAAACAGAGATCTGCTCTACCTTGCCGACCTGCAGCCATCGGTTTGCACCACCGGGGAGCAGGAACACCTTTAGAGGGTCAATAACTTGTACACGAATTGGCGGCTCAGTATACACAGGGACGATTGTCACTCCCATTTCCGACCCTGGATCCGACTGTGGTAGAAGCTGAATTGAGTTCTTGGCAAGCTCTTCGTCCCATACGCAGTAGATAACTCCACATCCGTCCCGCATGAAGTTCTGCACAAGATCGAATCTCTGGTAGGACCCTTCACGAATGTCGTTGATTTCCCATAGACCCGCCAGGAACTTCTCGATGTGGCTCGTATCTACCTCTTCCTGAGCAGTAGGAGAGAAGCCATATGCTCGCCACTCGATATCATTAGCCAGTACCACACCCACCGCAAGATCAACGACATTCGTGTAAGTGGGATCGGCGTACCTGTCTTCTCCATCCTTCGGGGCACTGGAATAATGATTCAAGTCATATAGTCTCCTCCACTTGCGAATCTGGTTATGCCAGGGGTCGTCTGTTCTCTTGGCCCTATTCCAGAAGGAGTTGACCAAACGCAGGGTTTCTCTATTATCAGCAACAGTTTCCAATTGTGGCATTAGTACACCTTACTCCTAAGAGGCCCAGGCAGCCAGCTTTCGTCATCTCGCTGGCGCGGGCGGGTCAATCCGAATCTCTGAGTGTCTTCAGAATAGGGGCTCTCTATCCTAATAGGTCGAGAAGTATCGACACCAGCCCGCTCGATTGCATCGTATACAGACATAGCAAGAGCCACTGCACCATCAATCTTGTACTTGGCGTTCTTTTCCTTAGAAATGCGGTAGCCAGTTGACGATGCCTTGGCAACAGCGTACTTAAGATGGTCTCTAAGCTGGGGATCTGGATATGCTTCAAGGGTTCCATTCCTCAATGCATCGTATAGAGCCTTGCTCGCCTTTGTCATACTTCCAGGCTGCTGAGAAAACTCATTCATGGGGAAGCGCATCTTCTTCAAGGTCGTCATCGACCTGTGAAAGTTCGTCTTATCATAGGGTATGGAGATGACCTTCATCTTCTTATGCATATCCACGATGTATGCTTCCACTGTTTCTTCTAGATCCAACGTCCCGCCCTTTGGTGGAGTCCAGATACTGGAACACGCCAGGCCAATTCGACCGCGCTTCACATCGTAGTATGTACCGATTGCGGCAGAACAGTCCTGCTTCACCCCAACATCAATCGCCAGACTGACGGGGTAGTTACGGAAGGGATTGTCTTGAGACATCATGTGTAGAGGCCCCGTTAATCCAGCCTCAGTTCCACGTTCTACTGCCGCATCCCACCACTCAATTGGAATGTACTGCTCCTCGCTTGTCACCCACTGGTTACGGTGCAATCGAAGAAACTGCATCGGCGGGAGCAAACCTGCTTCTTGAGCATAATAGTCCGGTGTCTGCCAGGGCATCCTCGGCTCTGTATCCCAATAAGCAAAGGACCGACCATCCTCGGACACAAAGCATACGGGATCGCCATTACGGTCCACAATGTCTGCCAGTTCAGGTACGGGCTTGCCCTTCTTAACGATGTGATTGTAAAGGTCATAGAGCAGGTTCGGGTCATCATTCTCGTACCCTGCATATGTAACGACCACACGTAGCGGGTACTTAGCTGTCGGAGTAAGCGTTAACTCCGACCACATCCTCACACCACGGTCACTGTCAAAGCCCCAGAGCTCATCCCACAGTGTAAGATCACATTGACGACCAGCAGCAGACTTGTGTTCTTTTGCAAGCACCCTGGCAGTAGTCCCATTGGGGTACCGGATCTCTTCCTTGTAGGTCTTGTACCCTTTCATATCGGAGTCATAGCGCATGTTCGCAAAGGCTAGACTCTGCCCGTGCTCTAAGTCGTTGGCACACACATATATCTCAGAGTTAGGTGGTGCCTGATCCGCATACCACTGTCCGATTGCAGCTTCCAACTCTGTCTTGCCAGACTTCTTGATCGTGCTGTACACTACAGTTGTATATGGCAGCTTCCCATCAGGGCCTGGGGTAAAGGCATGGGCCAGTATCCGCTCTTGATGAGAGAACAGCTCCAGTTTAGCTGGACCAATCCATCCCTCATTCACATCCCAGCCGCGAGTAATATGATACCCAGGCTCTTTGATCCACTCAACAAGCGAGCGCATGTCTAAGCAGACGCCTTCCTGGATATTTGGAAGCTACTTTCATCCCATGCAATTACTGCTCCTTCACCTCTCCAAACATACGTCCATGTTCCCGATATTGGAGGAGTGTAATCATAATGATATTTTCCAGTAGAGTCTTTAGTCGGATTGGAGACCACAATAGATTTGCCGGATGGCGGTCGTATCGTCAGTGTAACTGTAGTAGGATCAGTTAGAACATTGTTCAACTGGAACTCGGACCTCATCCTAATTGTAGAGCCATATTGATAAATATTCATCTAAGCCTCTTCATCTCCTATAGTCACAGTTCCAAGATCCATCCATATATCCGACACAAAAACATCGGCTGTGGATACTAGAGCATCAAATACTTCAACAGCACCAAAAGAAACAAGAGCGTCATCAACCACAGCCATTCCAAGTGCAATAAGCTCGTCTGTAATGTCAATATGACCAGTCAAGATGGACTCCTCCAGAACATAGACATTGCCTGAATTGATACTTGCATCATAGATCCAAATATCTGACCAATAGGCAACGGTGTGGCCCTGAAGGTCGAAGCCCGTGGAAGGCCAGACTGTCCAGTAGTTACTAGACCAGTAATCAAGCCAGTAGCCTTTCGGCCAATAAGAGAGCGTCACTATGTTCCATCCAATGTCACTGCCGTTCTATTTCCATCCACATCAACTGTAGCCTGAATTCGAGATTTAGAACCGGCCACATCCTTAAACGTGATTGTCGATGTACCCCCACCAGATGATTTTCCGGCAAGGGCAGCTAAGAAGACCCTTGCCATCTCCCTAAATGTTATCGCTCCCTCTACAACCTCATCATGAACACCAGTAATGATGTCTGACTTATCCTGTTGTGTTACGCCGGACCCAGATACCACCGTGATAAGACCGGCTGCATTTCCGATCACCAGCGAGACTTGATTGGCAACCTTCACGTCAGCAAGGTTGTGA